AGTCATGCGTCTATTATACCTCGTTGGTGGTCGGTGTCAAGGGGTTTCAGTGATCTTGGAGGAAAAAACCACGAGCGGTGCAGAAGTCTTCCCAGTTTCCTGCCCTGATGGTAGAGTCCGGGGTGGTACACAGAAGAAGTGCCGCCCGCTCGCTGATCTCCTCCTCCGTCCCGGAATCGGTGTTGACGAGGACGAAGATTCGTTTCCCGTCGTCATCACAGACGAGGACCTCGATGTCGTTGTTGACCCAGTAGTTGTTGATGATGTTGTCCATGCGTCTATTGTACTCCGAAAGTGGCAGGGTGTCAAGCACTAGGAACCGAGATTTTGGAGATATTCTGCAAGAAACTTCCCGTGCTGGCTGGGGTTGGTGTAGAACTCTCGATCCGCCCAGAGTTCGAAGTAATTCACGCCATCCTCCTCGATTCGGAAAAGCATCGTTTCGGTGGTGTAGTGGTTATCGATCGAGGAGACGCGGTACTGGCGATCGCCCACTGTCCAGTCGGTGGCGAATCGAGCGCCCCGGTTCGGTCCATCGGGCGCCTTCTCATCCGCTTCAACGCCGTTGTACTTGTATGTCATGCTGGTGTCGAACATTGGTAGTTCTCCTCAGAAGGGGATATCGGATTCGTCAATCACACCGGGAGCGAATGCATCCATCGATCGGAATTCGATCGGCAGATCCTCGTACGCTCCGGTCCATCCATCGCTCCACTGTCCGCTGCCATCCTCGTTCTCGATCCACACGGGGGAGGAGTCAGGGGCAGCGTCAGTCAGACGCAGATCGGATTCGATCGTGAGGTTGTCGGAGTTGATGTCGTTTTCGATGTTCGTTTCGTTCATGTGTGTATTATACCTGACTGGGGTGGATTGTCAACCGATAAGGTAGGCAATTCCGATGATAAAGAAAAAAGAAATGACTGCCGACAGGGCAACGGTGAAGAGTTCTTCGATATCCATGATCAATATCCTTGACAAATTTCTTGGATCTCATCGCCCGGGATACGATACCGGAGTTGATTAGCATCCTCGACGATATGGGTATCACCGTCGCCGCACGGTCCGACGTACGTCCAGACATCCCGCCACGCGGACCATTCTTCAAGAATATTGCACCAGATAGTGATGATCTCTCCGGGTTCAAGCACGACGTTTTCGGTGTTGGTGTTTTCCATGCGTGTAGTATACCACACCCGTGGCACGTGTCAACCCACTATGCCGCGAAAAACCGAAAATAACAGTATTTAGCTACATGGGACTCCAAGGAGCCTCCAGCGGCTAGCAACCTACCTTTAAAAATATCGCAGGGACTCCTTTTTTTCTGAGGGACTCCTATAAAAAAAATTCGCCGGCAAAAAAAACCACGAAAAACCTTTTTTTAAATAACAGAGGGACTCCTATAACCTAAATAAAGTAACCCTTGGAGCATTCACTAATGGATCAGATACGACAGTTTTCGATTAATTCAACGCAACTAATCCCAGAAGAGCAAGAACCAGTAGACACAATAGGGACTCCGGAACCAGATACTCTAGAGTCTTGGTTAGATCTAAAAGAGATCATTGCAAACGCTGAGAATAACTCAGTAATTGACTTAGAAGGTCGTGGCTTTGCTCCCCTGCTCGACGATATTGGTACGATCAATACAGTCTCTGATTATATCACCATGAGAGCTGATAGTAACCTTACCATAAAGAATGGCTACTTTTCCGGCTCAATTGAGATGGACTGGAGTGATGCATCGGATGAACTTGGTGACGGATGGTGGACCGCTCCCCTTCCTCCACTTAGCGATTCTACCTCCAACGGTAAGCCACAGCCACAGGACTACAGGGATAGTCGTGTATATCTTCAAGATAGCGATTCCCCAAAGCCACCCCTATCTGTGCTTTATCCCCCACCTCCGGAGGCTTTGGATGAGTACAGACTAACATTCCATAAAGACTTTGAGTTTGTTAACGATCTGGGGCGGGTGAACACCGGGACTCAGGGTGCAGATGCTGAAGGTCCTAAACATTATCCCGGTTACGCTTTTGTTATTGATCCGCAAACAAATACGATGAACGTGAATCAGTACTATACCGATAGCTATAGTTCGACAGGCACGAATGCAGAGGACACGCGGATTGTCGGGTTTCGTGTCACGAGTAGGGCGATGGCAGAGCGAATCATATCTGCAATAGGTGATGACGTAAACAACAAACTTGGGGTGATGATTCATGCAGGGCCGAATATCGGAGATGTTGCTGTCATAGCAGGAGAGAACGAACGACCGTGGGCTGGTTACGAACGTGGTCAGGAAGTTTCAACCGAACTTCCCGGCTCTCCTGTCTCGGGTGATGACTTACACACTCGTCTTAACTATGATTCCTCTGGACAAGACCCTTATATCACTGAGTATCTTGCTACTTTCCCAGATGATGCTATTTACGATGAAGCGGACGCAGGTGGGTATATCGATATTGTCTTTGAAGAAAAATCCTTGTTATTTAATAAATATATTCACGTTGGATTTAGCGGACATAGACGTTTCGCCAGAAGTACCACTCCAGAAAACGGCGGTCTTGCTTATAAAGAAGGCTACGATAGAAGTGAGTACTACATCGATCTTGTAAATAACAGAATAGCGTACAAACCCTCGTATAGCGGCCGGCCTATAAAAGCAAAACTGCCCTTTATGACAAACTTGTTCAACAGTCAAGGAAAATCAACTCCTAGATTTGAACGATGTTCTTTTGAGGGTGTTCAGCCAAACGGTGGTAGTGGAACATCTGCTCATATAAAAGGCTCTAGTGTTGCTGTCGGTTATGAGAATCTAGTAACACTAAGAGAATGTACACTTAGATATGGTGTGACTGGTATTAGAAACGTGGTAGTAGACATGGAAAACTGTCGGACTAACAGATTCTACTCCAGACATGCACCCGTACGTGATGGAAGTAGAATTAATAGATGCAAAATGACACATGCCGAAGACAAGTCTATAATTCTTGTCATGCCTGGTCAATCTTCGACGAACAAGCCACTTGGCGATATACCAATTTTAAAGACTGAGATAACTAATAATTACATGGAGTTAAGAGGAACTGCTCACGGACAATGTGTGTCTTTGTATAAAAATGCATGGCAGAACTCGGTGATGTCGAACAATATTATGCTTACATCAGGAACTATGACATCTTTCCAGCCTGCATCGGGCAGGGGTCAACTGGACGAACAACATGGTTGGTATAATGCGGCCCGGGAGTCATCTGACGAGTTAGAACCATCATGTAGAATGGAAAACAATATTATCTATCAGTGGGATTATTATCAAGCACCAGCTAGCGGTCAATCAGCATTTTCTTTTAATGGGGCGAGCGATAAAGCTTTATCTGTGACAGAGGAGACGAACCTTCGTCTCACTAATGGACTAAACGTATATAATGCAAACTTTCGACCATTCGCGTATGAGTTTCCAGATAGAAATGCGGAGCAGGTAACCTCGCGGCCGATAATTTATGGTAAAAGAGGTCAGACATATGTTATTACCAATGAGTCCCACCTAACAGAATCTATGAATAATGAAATGTCGGATTGTACTAACGGAAATTGCACACCATGCACAGACTGCACCGGAACGTATGAGGATTGTGGTCAGGATGCACGGGGAGAACAGGATGGTACGGGTCGTTGTCGAGAACTAGGATTCTACAGAGCGTACATCGGAGAGGCTTATAATGATGCCAGTGGGTATGTTGCCGGGTTGAACAACCCCAGTGCAAAAACAGACGTACACACTTTAAGTGAAGTCTTCTATGACGAGTATGGCGATGTGATGGATGAATTTGATTCTCAACTTACTCATAAGCAAGTTTTGACAATCAAATTAACAGATAAAACTGGTGATTTCATATGGCTGAATAGTCTTACACCATCAGGTCAAAACAATGGTGCAGGACAGGCAATTACCGTAAAACCACAAGAATACAAAGTACCTAGAGTTTATATAAGAAACAATTTGATATGGATGGATTATGAGACAGTAAAAGACACGTTCGATAATTACCCTAGTGGTGCTGTTAATTTTAGAACTGCCAATATGTTATGGGAATTGCAACTTCCTAAACTGAGAAGTTCTGATGTTTATGTCGAAAACAATATCATGGGTCATGTTTCCGCAACGGAAGGTGGTCCACAAGGAGACCTTGAAATCGCTGCATGGTGTGCTCCGGAGACTCGGTTGAATATGCATGCGAATAATCTTACTTTTGATACTAATACGGGCCAAAACTTTGACTTATCTTCTAAAGATTTAATGAGTTCCAATTATGCAGAAACTCCAAGAATTATTGATAGGGAATCTCTACAAGCAGGTGGTAGGGCAATAGGATCGGCAACGGATGGTGGCAATGTGGGAGTAAGATACTCTAAGATGCCTACTAGACAGCAATTATTCGATGATGTTCTAGATTATGATTGGAGCGATGAGTTTGTTCCGCAAGCAATTCCTTTACATCCAAATGATGCTGATTTTGCTCCCGCCGATAAGGATAAAGATTTCAGACGGTACTTCGGTAAAACAATCGGAAAACTGGAAATAACATGGAACGGAGGAATATGCTATAATGGAGATAAGAAATGTGATTGTGCCGATAACTTTGATGATACCTGCCCCCAAGCTGCAAGTATACCATGTGGGGGTGACAGTGTAGAAATTTCCGAGGGAACGTTACAGTCTGCTAAGGCTGGAAACATGTATAGGAGCCAATCGTTCGGATGTGTATTCCAAGAGTCAAGTTCTAATTTTATGGCACAATTCTTTCCTGCGGATCAGTATATCCCAGACTCGGATGAGGGTTCGTTTACTTATCCCGAATGTAGTCTTACTTCCGGTGGGGGCAGGCCTAGTGATCAAGATGAATTTGCTCAAGTTGAGTGGGCGAATGCATTCAATGAAAACTCTCATGTAATTACTTTTAATCTGGTAAAAAATGGTACAACAGAGGAGATTATACTCGGATCTCACCTCGGAACACCGGGAAGGGTTGAAGATGATTGTGTTGACGATAATAATATGGATCCTGAATGTCAGTATTATACGGGTTCTTTAGGAATTCCTGCACATTGGACGGACGTAAATGGAGATGGTGTTGCTGAAGTTCCACCGTATAATGGATACTTTAAGATCCTGTTATACAACATGGTCGATAATCCAGAGGAAATCGTCTATGAAGAAGGTGATAAAATTATAATGAGACATTTTATTCCTATTGGGGGAGCAGATTCTTACACGGGTCTTGGTTGATATATAACGTATGCCAATAAGATTTAGAAACATGTTTCGGGGTAAACCTCCAAAGGTTAATCCAACCAAGTTAGTGCCTGGTCAACTAGAACGGCTGAAGGGCAAACTGACAAATCTTGCGACTCGTATCAATATAGATCCAGCAACGGGTAAAACTGTCCCCACCGCAGGGGGTCCGGGAACTGGTAGGAATTTTACTAGGTATAGTACAGTTGGTGATCAAGGTATATTGCCCGGAATTTCTGGGAAACCTAGCCCACATCGTAAAGGTAAGGGGCCTGGTGGCGGTAGGTACGAACATAACCCAGATCGACACGGAAGAGGAAGATGAACCAAAAACCCGAAGAAGTTAACGAAATTTTAGGTGCTATTGCAAGAGGAATTGGTACCGTCACCGGCGCAAGAGCAATTGCTCGACAAGCAATAACTCCGAGTTCTCATGGTTTAAGGGCCACTTCCAGTAAGATTAAAAGTAAGATTAAAAGTAATATACAAACGCGGGTTGCAGGTGCAGGACGGGCCAAGGCAATTGATCGTGAGAGACTGCGGGCTAAGGGGATGTCAACTTATCTGACCCCCAACATAGGAAAGGCTATTGGCCGTGCAGCATCTCAAACGTCTGCTGGAATAGCAGGTTTTGCCGCTCCAAGAGCAGGTGTACAGGCAGCTCGTCAGGGAGCAGTCGATTCTATGAGAAGGGCGAGAGCATCAGGCTCTGAAGCATTTAAGAGATACGCGTTGGTCCCGAACGCGAAGAAGTACGCTCGTGGTTTAGAATCCCCCGCGATGAGCCGACGAAGGGCCCAGAAGGCAAAGGTAGAAAAACTATATCGAACACCTTCAGGACCTCCTGCGGTCTTTGCACCATCAGCCCCCACATACGGAGAGTCATTTACCCCGTTAGAAACTGTCAAGAGTAGAATAAACGAGAATAATTCTTCTACCACTCAGACAGGATCTTCTAGTGCTACTCAATCTGCTCAACAAGCAAGTCAAAGACTTAAGCGAGAAGAGCAAAAAATAACCGGAGTTAACGGTGAAGAGTACACGATACGAACTGATAGTACGGGAAGCAAATATATGAGTTCGTTTTCCAATCGAGCAGAGCAGGATGCATTTGTTAAGAAGTTCGGAAATATAGAAAATGCGAAAAAAATGGATGCTGAAGGAAATGCCGCAGGTGCAGAGGCTGGGATGAAAGCAATATATGCAGGTGGATTTGCTCCGGATGGTGAAAATGTTGGCAATGAAGTCGTAAGTGCTGATCTGATGAAAAAGAATAATATGAAACTCGCCGCTCGAACAAAAGAAGTAGAAGATAAAATGCGAGGCATTGGAGGAGCAGCACGTCATAAAGTCAGAACCGATAGACGGAATGCAGTAAATAGAATGAAAACGGGATTCACTACGAGTCTTAGTCCTCAAGAACAAGAAAAAAGAAAACGAGAAAGAACTATGATGTCCAACACTGCAAAAGCAGATGCATCAAAGCGAAGGGCACGGGGCGAAAAGAAAAATACTATGGGATTTGATATACCTTCACCTTCAAATAATCCCCGAGATAGATTTAATCCTTTCCCAAATCTACCCCAGATGTGATTCTTTAAATAAAATATTCGATAAATAACCATACAAAGGCAAAGGAGATAACAATGCCCGATCAAAACCCAGTACAATCAATGATGGAAGCAATTAGTGAAGTCGCAGAGTTTGGTGCTAACAGAAGACAAGAGATAGCAGAAACTTACGCTATGGCCCATGGTGGCGATAAGAAGAAGAAAAAGAAAGTTATGGCCATGGAAGATGCAGTAGATCCCACAGAAGATATTGTTGTAGAGTTCCTTGAAGGATTCCTCGGTGATTCCATCAATGAGGCAACAACTGAAGAGGATCAGAACGAAGCAATCCTCGAAGCAGTCGCTTCTCTCAACAACCTTTGTGCAGTCGTTAACGAATACTTCGAAACAACTGAAGCATACGGTTATGCAGTAGAATCCCTACATCAGGAAGGTTGATATGTCTTTAGGTAAAATGTTAGGCCGACTCTTAGGTGGTCGTAGAGGTAAACCCGCCGTTGGTGGTAACCTCGATCCTGCTACCTTGAAAAAAGCAGAGACGACCGCTGCTAGTAGAGCAGCCGGACCTGGTGTTAGCAGAGAGTATGTCCAAGATCCGCAGAGTGCTGCTCGAAGACGAGAATTGATTCTTAAAGGTATTGGTAAAGAACGTGAAAGATTGGGTAGATAATGGCCAATTATGATGTGCAAAATTACGAGGAGCCCACCAAGAGACAGATGCGGGGGACTCTTGCGATGTTGCAGACGAGACATAGTGATGCTCTATCTAAGCAAAATCATGGAGCTGCTGCAATACTACAGCGTTCCATTAACATGATTACTGCAAAGATTAATAGTCACGATGAAGGTGAAGAGACAAGTGATGATAAGCCAAAAAAACCAAATGAAAACGATTCTAAGACTAAAAATGAATCTATAGATATGATGGGTCGTCTCGCAAAGAAAAGTCTTCCTATGTTAAGGAAAAGAAATGGAAAAGTTCGCTAATTTTTTCTTAGAACAGCAGGAACTCAGTTTCGAGTTTCATGATGAATTGAATAGTAAGTTCTGGAAAAATGAACAAATGCTTCCTAAAGTCAGGAAGCATTTGTTGATGATCGCAGATAAATGGGCCAAATTCTCAAAAATACCACCGGATGCAATAGAAGATATTGTATTAACTGGTGGAAATGCCAACTACAACTATACAGTTCACTCGGATCTAGACCTTCACTTAATCTTGGACTATTCTAAGATTCAGGATTGTAAGGATGGTGACGAAGCATTTATCATGGAGTATCTAAAAGAAAAGAAAACAGTATGGGAATTATCCCACGATATTAAGATTCATGGCGCTCCTGTTGAATTATTCGGTGAACCAAAGGGCAGACCAAAGAAGAAGTACCAAGGTGTATTTTCTATTCAAGACAACAAGTGGTTACAGAAACCAGTTAAGAAAGAAATAGACAACAGTGATCCTCTTCTGATCTCTAAAGTCGAGCACTATCAACATATGATTAATCATGCGTTAGAACATCATGCAACCGATGCAAGTTTCCTAAAGAAGATAAAGAAGAAGTTGCAGATCATGCGAGGTGCCGGTATAAAGAAAGCCGGTGAATATTCAATTGAAAACTTAATATTCAAAGAACTTCGCAATCGAGGTGTGTTTGATAAACTCAAGAAACACATAACCGATATTCAAGATCGTAACCTCTCTCTATAGGAAATAAAATGACAGAAATAGTAAAAGATTCTATAAACACAGTCAAGTTACTTACGGAAAATTCTATTTCCATATTACAAGCGGGTACGACGGATCCTGTGAATTGGTCAGAGTACACTTTAGATGGATTGGATTACAATGATGGTGCTGATCAAAACCTAGACTATCCTGTAGTTGCTAGATTCATAACGCCTCCATACTTTGCTCATGATGACGAAGATAACAGATTAATTAGTATAGTTGCCCCACCCTATCTTGGTGTAAAAGAAGATGGGACAATGAACAGACTTGAAAAAATTGAGTTTTCTTTAAATAATGGACCTATGACTACAGTAACAGAATCAGAATCTGAAACTAGAGGATATGAGTGCTATACTGTGATGCATCCATACGATGAAAATAATCCGCCAGAGAATAAAACAAATGAAGTAAGGGCTATCATTTATTACCAAAGAGGATTGCCAAGAATACTTCAGGGAATTGCAACCGAGTTACCACCAAGCGAAGGCGACAAGGGCCCTCGTACGGTTTCTTCGTGGTATGCTAATGATCGATCCTTTGAGACTCGTGGTTGCTTTATAGGAATGTATGAAGATTATTATGTTGATCCCAGTGGCAACAACAATAACGATGGCAGATCACCTGAAAATGCAATGGAGTCCCCATTCGATGCGTATCAAAAAGCATATGGGAATGGTCATACGAACATAAGAATCAACAACAGTTACGTTAAAGTAATTAATATTGATACAGAAGATCCTCAGAACACGAAATACGTGGGCGCTTTAAGTATAGAGGAATATTACAAACCAAGCAGGAGACTGACCGATGGAGGCGAAGTTCCGGTTAACCAAGCGAGCAGCGACTTTATTCATCGAGTCACTCTCCCGTCAATAGTTAGAGGTGGGGATATTTATGTTAATAATGCCGGGGAGAATACGTCATACGATCAAGGTGCGTTATTTAAAAACTGTAACATGTGTTTAAACCCCACCGTCGATACCGGGAATCAGTCCGGCCGGACTATGAAGATAAGAAATAAAAATTCGGCGAGTAACTCGTCCTTCCCATATAGAGATTGGTGTTATGTAACTTTTGATGGTTGTACCATTGGACCAGAAGAAAAACCGGATAGCCATGGTGGTGGATTCGGGGAAATCGAAGACCAGTCGTATCACAGTAAGGTTGGTGGTTATGGGTTACAACTAGTTGAGGCGGGAAGTGTTTATACTGGTAATAATTCTATCTACAGATGTACGGTAAATTATGGTTGTCCGAACGCGGGTCATGAAATAGTTGACACAACTATTATAACACCCCCTACCCAGAACGACGTTTCTAATTACGGTATGTTAGTAGGTGTTAATAGCTATGATGTACATCCGATGTTTTATCCGTGGGGTTCAATGGGAAGTCCAAAAGATCTTCCTAGTGGCTCTACAGCAAAAACTGTTAAATTTGGTATACCTTTTTCTACTGATGGTGAGTACGATGACTTACATGATAATATTTCTTACTCTGACACAAGGTATAAGTCTTATAAATCCATCGCATACAGAGAACCATACAACAACTGTCCAGACACATTTGGTTTTGACAGAGATGAAGATGGAAACCCTTTGGAAGAACTTGCACTTCCACATGACAAAGGATTCTGGCCAGATTACATGTATGTGGGTAAGAAGGGTATAAAGGATACCTACATCAGACAGAGATATGCCAATGGTGAATGTTGTAAATTAATTTACGGTAGTTCTGATTCCGAAGAAGGATTTGAGTCACCATGTTGTGAGTGGTATGGATCTAAATGGGTAGATCAAATTGTAGCGGGGTCAGATGGGGACTGTTGTGCTTATCCAGCATCTAATCCGATTAATGAGGAATGCTTATCCTGTGAACCGGCCGGTTGCGACCGTGACGGTAAACGTTGTGGATGTTATGCGGGGTGTGATTCCGATAATCCAACGAACTGTTGCGAAAACATTACAGGGGCTTGGTTAAGCCAAATTTGCATCAATATGTCACAGATAAAAAATAGCGATGATACACTGTACTATAACACCACAGATCCAAATTCAGAGTGGTACAATAAGAAATTTAAAGAGAAGCCGAGGGATCCTCACTTTGATATACAACAGTTCAACGCACCTTATAATAATGTAGTGGTTTATAATTTAGATGTCACAACCGTGAAAGCCGGTTTTCAGGGTATTTTTTGGTCTGACGAAGCCAAGGTTCGTAGTTCTGCCATGTGGAATGTGGTGATCAACAATAGAGGTAATTTAGAATCACATCCATATTCCGTAGGATCCGTAGATGAAAATAATGGTGATAGTAACGATCCCAGTGGGACATTTCAACACTACGGTCCAAATATTAAGGGATATATGGGTCTCGATGGGGATGGAGACGCTATTATATTCAACCCCAGAAATTATATGACGAATGGAGAAGGTAACTCCAACAGGGACAATTGGTTCTATATGAATGGACTGGATGGAAATTGGGGAGCATTGACAGATTGGGATGATGTCCTTGAAAATGGGACTAAAAGTGTAATGAGAAGCGATGTCCCCGGTACGAATGATCCATCAGAGGGTATACACTACACTCAGGTTTCATCGAATACAACCCATACATAAGTAATAGTAAACGTAAGGACATAACGCATGGGAAGTCTTCGCAAACAATCATTAAATATTGTACCGTTGGTTGGTGATATCACCAAACCTTCAGGTATTTTAATACCTGATACGGTCGATATTTCTGATGAACCGTGGGGTCATTTCAATCCCACTCGTAACAATAATAGATTCCAAAGTGCGTATACTCCTAAAGTTGATAAAGAAACTCCCGATTCACATCCCGCAAATAAAGATGCTGTGCCTATAGCAAGATGGAACGTTATTCCTATGCAAGTTGCCAATGCATCGGGAGATAGTGGGCAGGGAGAAACTGGAAAACCATATACTGGATTTCCAATTGGTGTTGTTGCCTTTCATGCAAATGGTATAGAAAAAGTGGAATTTTATGCTAATGGAGATGATTCAAAAACAGTAGTTACTCAAATGACAGTAAACCCAAGAACGGGTAATCGTGAATTTTGGGTAGATCTTCAGTTGGATCCCGATGATGATCGTCTTATTGAAATTAGAGCTATAGTTTATCCATACAAACAAGGTACTCCTTTCGTTCTTCAGAACGTAGAATCTTATGGTCTTGTTGGAGATGATATTTACGATTATAAGACTCTAGCCATTGACAGTGATGAAATTCAAAATAATTATGAAGCACTACAACAACTAGTAAGTCCTGCGTTTGAGGCAAAGTATAGCGGTCAGGGCGTGTACAATGAACAAAAACAGGTAGGAACTTCAGTGATGGGTCAGGGCCAGCATTCAATGTTCTTATGGGGACCGAATAAATTCTCAAATGCCAAATCACTGTATGTTGATCCCGATTGGGAGAGTACATCCAATGGAACTGAAGACCAACCATATAAGACAATAAAAGAAGCATGGGATGATCTCAAGTTAAATGGTTTTGATGGTGCAGAAATAGTTCTAATGAAACCCAGAAGTGATAACACATACACACTTCGAAATGGATTTGGTAGTGGGGGGAGTAGTACTGCCGGTTGGTTTACTATTAGAGGTGGATTGGAGTTTGCACCACCTGGTCAAACATGGGAAGCAAAAGACTTTGTGCTTGGTTCTAGTACAGATTATAATGATGGAACCAGACCTGTTATTAGACTTAATCCTAAAAAATTCCGCTTTAAAGATATTTGTCTTAGGGCTGGTTCGGAAGTTGATGCAGGTGATGTACAGTATGTAATACCCAATGGTAACTATACCATGCTTTGGTTTGATGGTGTATACTCATATGATAAAAAGGGTCGTCTTACTGCTGAATCTAGGGGCAATGGACTGGTAAACTCGAATCAGTACATAAATGCAACATTTGCAACTAATTGCACATTCTTTGATAAGCGAAAAGGTTCGGGTGGTTGTACAATCATACGCAATTGTTCTTTTGACAAATCAGCAGATACTGACCAATACAGCAATTCAGCAATGGTTCTAGATTGTAATAGTAGTCGTATACGAATATCACCATCGTGTTGTAGGGAGTACTATCAAAATTACCCACCCGAACTTCATGAAGGAAATAATCCAATTCCGATTGACTATACTGACGATATACCCGGCCTTCCTGGCGGTAAAAAACTATGGGCAGATCCGGAGTTTGGAAATATAGATTTCGATAACGATGTTGATGAAAATGGCGTCTATAACGATGCACGAGCAAGATACAGAGAATATTGCACTACATCGGGTGTTACTGGTTTGTTCTATAGACAATTAGTTGATGGTCATTTTGAATTTACTTACCCAGATCAAGTAGTTCGTTATCAACCACTAATTGATGAAATGTTCCTAGAGTGGAATGATAATCCACCATCAGGGGTTTCACCGAGTGGAAGGTATTCTGAAACGGAAGACATCCAAAGAATTTATGGTTATGAAGATTGGCAACCGGGTGATGATTATCCAAACAAAGAAGAGTTCATGTGGGTGGCAGCAGAAGACTTTGGAAACAAACGATATTCTCTTCAGTACTACTATGATGATGGGGGAGTTGCTTACAAGAAACCCGGAGACACTGTGGACAATGGATGTCCACACATAGATGTTTGGCAGTTGACGGGAGGGAGTTATAACTACCGTTACAAGAAAAATCAAATTTGCTTCGGTGTTCATGCATGGGATGTAAATGACACACAACCCATGCTTCTGGATCAATCAAGATCAAATCATAGTAGAATTGCTATAGTTGATTTCTCGTGCGAAGGAAATAAAGACGGTCCTGAAGGTATAAATCTAGAGACTGGTGGTCCTTTTGATATATGGACGAATGAAATCCAAGAACATACTAATTATAATCAAGCCGATCCTACAGTGCCTCCGAATGGTAGAGTTGGTTTAGGAGAACCAAGCGACGAAACTCGTGGTTATTCGGTGGTCGATCATATGGTAATGTCAAATTGTTCGTTTAATGTTTTCATCCGAGTCGGGAGAGCACGAAAACAATCTGATGGAGGGTCAGAAGATAAGTATGGTAAGAGTTCTGGTTTGTTTGCTAATTCTGTAATTCAGAATAGTATGTTCAAATCAATAGAATCTATGAGTGCAAGTGACTCTATATTCCAATTTGATAAGTACGAACCAAATACAGGAATATGGGTAAGACATTGTGTAAATGGAAATAGTTCCACTGACGGGCTAGAGGGTGATGGCGAATCGACGGCAATAGATGGTACGGGATATTCTAAGTGGAAAGGTATCATTAAACAACCATTCCAATTAATATGCCATCCCGATCGCACTGTTTCTACCCTTCCTCCTTATACATGGAAATATGGAATTCCTATGCCAGGATTTACCGAGGTCACCTCGCCTGGTTCTCTTCGAACAGTATAGTGTACTCATTTTTAACTTGACACAATATCACCTATAGGTTATAATCTTCTGTGTAGCCGATTGAAAGGGATAATATGAATTATCAGAATCTAGTGATTCTATTAGGTTATCGAAAAGAAAAGTTGGCGGAAACTCGCCTAGTGGAGAAGGAAAATTCTCCGAAACAAATGGTTTACATGGCAGAAATGGATGCTAAAATAACATCTATAGAAGAACTTAAGGTTCAATCGAATGGAACCACTATTTATTGGCAGACGCATCGTGTGTCTGATTTAACTCCTCATAAGGAATGAGTATGTCTAGTATTATTTTTGATTTGTGGGTAGAAGATTGGAATAACGAACTTTACAGGGTCGGTTCGTTTGATAACTATGAAATGGCCCAGTACGAAGGCCTTTCGGTGATGAACCGAAATCGTGAGATTACTTATTGGCACATTACTGTTGCTGGTCAGAAGCCTCAAATCGATAGTGAAAAGAAGTTGCCTATTAGTTCTCTTCATGATTACTACGAACATAACGACAGAATTCTTATCGAAGTATAAATAGTTTTATGGCAAAAAGACTTTTAGTCCGTGTTCCCCATGAAGAATTGAATATACCCCAGTTAGTAGAGCATTTAGAAAATGATGTTGTGTTGGTGTACTTCAGGAAAAAGACTAATGGAAAATTTAGATCTATTTTCCCGTTTACGCGAAATATCAGTTTTATTCCATTAACTCAACGAGTTAAGATGGCGGAATTGCAAGATAATCCTGTAAGTAATATTCAAAAAAATCTGGGCGCTTTGATAAAAGGTTTTTCTTTGCTTGAAAATTCTTGGAAAAGTTTCTATACTAATAATGTGGTATACTACGAAGTCTATGACATGGAAGGTGACAGTTTATAATGGCTAATAATGTTCAGAACATAATTGAGATCGAACACAAAGGTGATGGTAGAGTTGATGAGTTCCTACAGAAGATTCAGTCTCTTTTTGAAAGAGACGGTTCTATTAGTGATCTATTTTCTTCATCGGAAGATACTCGTCAATGGTGGGAAAACGCTATAGGTGCAAAATGGGCTTACATTGAAGATTTTGAACTTCATGAGAATTACTGTAGACTTACTATGGTGAGTGCTTGGTCTCCACTGGAGCCGTTTGTGGAATATATCGATGATCAGACAGGTAATTCAGCAAAAATTACGTTTCAGTATATTGATGAGATGCCTAACTTTGCTGGTTATACTATTCGAGATCGCGGTGATATTATCGAAGAGAAGGATTTCCCTGATATGTGGGATATGATTGATGAGGAAGCAGATATCAGAAAGAAGGCGGAAAATTTGACTTTCTCTGATGAAAGCACAGAGAATGATTGGAAGTGGGACTGGATGTGGGATTTTGTTTACGATACAGTTGATCCGGAGAATAATAATGCATAGACTTCATATTGATATTCCATTAGATGCTACGGAAGAAGAGGCAATTCGAATTGCACGAGTTGTGATTTCTTCTATTGCAGTTCATGTTCAGGACCGATCTAAGATTGATCCAGAGATTACTGGCATGAATTATCGTCTTGGGCACGATGAAGACCGACAGAAGTCCAACTATCTGATGAAGGACGAAGAAGGTCATGTGAATAATAAGAAGAATCGCTTGACATTTGCTAAAGAGTCTGTATAATAGGTAAAACGAGCGCCGTGGGAGGAATGGTTTTTCTCAGTCCGACTTATAATCGGATAAACGTGGTTCGAATCCACGACGGCGTATTATGAAAACATTTACGATTGACAACATGACAGTGCAGTTTAGAACTCTTAACTGGAATAAAAGAAACCAAACTGTAAAATTCAACCGTGGTTCTGGAACCTTGCGTGACAAATCAAGAAGGGCTCCTAGACTATCGAACGGTCGCTGGATTCCAATTAATAGTTCTGGAGGAAGTCTTAATGACTGGTGATGATCATACAGAAGAAGAAGCTGCTTTGTTGGTTCAAGCATACTTAACGTTTACCTCAAGATTCTCTGAGTATATTCGAGAAGTTGATATTGATCTTTGGAATAAAGGAATTGACTTTGCCAAAGACTATACCAACATTGAGGGTGTTATGTTGAAGGATGTACGTGATTTGATGGACATTAATCCGGAGGATTTTGATGAAGACACCGAAGATTAAAATTTATATTGCAGGTCCTATGTCAGGTCATCCAAATTTAAATTGGGATGCATTTGATCAAAAAGAAAATCAACTCACTTCCGCAGGATTTGAGGTAGTTAATCCTGCACGTATGGATCGTGAAATTGGTTTGGATCCAAAAAATGTTGGTGAGTATGATTATGAAGAGGCTGCTGGTAGGGACATTCAAGCTTTAAATTCATGTGATGCAATTTATCTTATGGCAGGATTTCAGCATAGTAAAGGTGCCTGTTGGGAGCGTGCTCTTGCCAAACAATGGAATTTAAAGCGATACTACGAGATTCCTCGTCACGACCATGAAATGCAGGACTTTGGTAACTTTGGTAGAAATTATCAAATGGAATTTGACTTTTAGATATAGATAATATCAAATTACAATTGGAGTATACTATGTCTACATCAGAGAAGAAAAAAGCATATAACCGTGAATATAACAAAAGAAGACTAGAACAAAATCCATTAATGCACGTTGAAAAAAACTTAAAGCATCGATATGGTATTACTCTTGAAGAGTATGAAAAACAACTGAATATTCAAGAAAATAAATGTAAACTATGTGGGGCAGAAGCATGCCCAACAGGTGATAGATTTGCGGTTGATCATTGTCACGAAACTGGCAAACTTCGTGCTCTTCTTTGTCAACATTGTAATACAGGTATAGGTCTCCTAAAACATGATAAAAATCTATTGGAAAAAGCAATAGATTATCTTGACGAAGATCATAATTTTGCTAGAATAGAGAAAACACAACTACCTCTTTAACTATGAATATATTTGTACTTGATAAAAATCCTAAAACATCTGCCAATCTTATGTGTGACAAGCACGTTGTAAAAATGATTGTAGAGTCTGCTCAAATGCTTTCTACTGTTCACCGTTACTTGGATGGAGATGAATTTATTTCATATAGCAAAAATGGTAGAAGAATTAAGAGATGGACACACGATACGGATGTCCCTGACTCCAAAATTCGCCTGTTTAAATCAGTTATGTTGAATCATCCGTGTACAATTTGGACTAGAGAGTCTCTCGGTAACTATTGTTGGTTGGCTAGTCATGCTCTTGAACTATGTCGTGAGTACACATATCGTTACGGCAGAATTCACAAAACTGAAGGTCTTGTAAATTGGTTTGTATACAATTACCCAAAGCAATTGTATGGATTTCATCTTACAGACTTTGCACAAGCGATGCCTGATGAGTACAAAGTAACTGGTGATGCCGTTGCAGCCTATCAGGCATATTATCGAGGAGAGAAGGCAGGATTTGCAAAGTGGACAAACAGGGAAATTCCAGAATGGTTCTTGACAAAGGATGAAAATGTAGTACAATGTGCGTAATGACTTAATTATATTATGGTGGTTTTGGACAGTGAACCCTGATCACTTCCGAGTTTAGGGACCTCTACAAACCCTGGCGTTAGGGGGATTCGCCACCCTCATTTTGCCGCTTTAGCTCAGTTGGTAGAGCTGGTGACTTTTAATCACTAGGTCGGGGGTTCGAGTCCCTCAAGCGGTATTTAGCGGGTGTAGCTCAATTGGTAGAGCGTCAGCTTTCCAAGCTGAATGTTGACGGTTCGAGTCCGTTCACCCGCTTCCAGTTCACGCTAGAAGTTGCTTTCTTTTTATCAGATGTCCAGAAAGAAGCAATGGTGTATCTAGTTTTACCTTTTATCTCTGTGACACCATGACGGTGATTACAGTCCGACAAGTGAATAGCAATTCTACCAGAAATTGGATCTATTTTAAAATTATGACCAGGGTAATAAGTTTCTCCCCCGTCATAGTCATCATTTAAGTAAATGATAGATCCAAATTCCCGGTGTCCATGTATTTTATTTTCACCTTCTACATTTGACATATCATCACAATGTGGTGACTGGGCCATCCCGTCAAACCATCTACAAAGACTCATGGCATCTGCGTAAGGTGTATATGGTAAATCGTATTTTTCGTGTATTATCTGTTGGGTTTTTAAAGCGGCTTTTTCTATGATTTCAGCAACATCTGAGTTTTCTGGTTTGATACGATCAAGTGTAATTGTTCTTTTATCCCATATAGTGTCAGGATAAGGTATCCAAACATCAGTATTTTCTGCGTAGGATAAAATGGCGGTTACTTCTTCATTCGTTAAAAATTGATCAATTGAAACTGGGTTGAATTCTGACATGTTAAATAACTCCAATAAATTCTACAGTATTTAGACACAAAAGGGTTGACAAACCCACCACAACGAGTATAATACTCGTATGACAAATGAATAAGAAATAATGTGAGGGAGACTAATTACCTCCCTTACGGGACTCGCATAATAATCCTCTACGAATGGGGATAGTGCAAACTCCAAGTGGTTTAGCGACCTGTCCTCATGATGCAGAAATGCTTGTGGGAGATGATCCTTAGCGGGATGTGTGGAGTGGTGGAAACAGATTACTACAGCCATTGTACGTTCGTTCTGTTTCCTTCAGGTATACAATAACCCTGAGTCCCATTAAACTACGCCGCGGGGGGAGGAACCGAACTTTGAACTCGGCACACTTCCCTCGCGGTTTTCTTTAGATAAATAATACTATCAACTATTTTAGGAGACAATAATGGATATATCACTGACAACATCGCAAATTTTAGGAACAATTTTCTATACTCTTGTAGTATTCGGTCTTGGCGCACTTTCTGGCAAGAAGATTTGGTACTGGGTTCGTTCTTTCTTTCCTTGGAATAAGGACTGATGGCATATTTTAATCCTAATATGGAAATGCCTCAAGAGTACATTGATACTCTTGTCGAGATGGGCATGGAGCAGAACATTTCGGCAGAACAGTACTCAAAGCAGATCATCATGAGTTTTCTTGCAAAAAATAATTCCAAGATGATCAAGAACTTCGCCCAAAAATATACAAGAGAAGTTGCTATCTAAGAGTAAAAATACATAAATAATAATATAAAAGACTGAACTACATTATGGGTTCAGTCTTTTTTATACATAAAATGAAATAGGAGAACTAGTATGCTAGCAAGCTCGGGCGCAACATATCCATCAGAAATTTTCATTTGGAAAGGTGGAAAAACCGCCAATCCATTACAACGAGATGCAGGCCGTCTCAATCGGTCAGAAGGTCATGGTTTTACCACCGCGACCTACTTTAATGCAGTAGAAAACTGGTTCGTACAAATAGAAGGTTCTACTTCTGGACAAGGTGCTTCCGGACCGGGATCTAGTCCCGTATCGGTTAGACCTGCGACTCGCTTACCAGAGGGTGGCGACGTAGTTAAATTTATGGCACTACCCAATGATCCTTATAACGGACTCACTGGCGGTCCATGGCCTAAGAACCCCTGCTTATGGGGCGGTAGAGGCTTTAGTGGAGGAGGAGCAGGTAATACTGGTTATAAGTGGATCGGTGCTGTTGGTTTAACTACCAACCATTATACTGGGTTAGCATCAGTTATAGTCGAAGAAAGTTATGGTAGGACTGCTGGTAATCTCGGTCGAGGTTGGAGACTTGGTCTCATTGGCGGTTATGGAACATCGAATGAATTTGATGGTTTAACAGCATCTAAGGATGGCGTTGTTTGGGATGGTCTTTATCTCGGAACAACTAGATTCTACAATGACCAACAGAAACACGGTACATATTTACAGAGAATGGATAAGGGTGGTTTCAAGACCCAAGGTGAGGGTGTCTACCAAAGTACATCGGATAGACAAGAAGTTATTCTGGGTGGCACAGCAGGTTCAATCACTAAAGCGCCCCGTTTAATGCCTTTTGATTCGAGTCCCACCGCGATCGGTCAGAACATCTACAAACTAACTTCAATCAATGCATTTACAGCGGTAATTCCCACTACCACAATGGGCTCCTCGATCCCCGGCTTACAATCATATACTAGAGACATATCAATCACACCTAGTGTTGGTGATATTGAAACTGATGCTAGCGTAATTTTTGCAGCAGGGGCTACGCGAGACTCTGGTGGAGTTAAAGTTCTGTTTAACTGCGGAATCAAGAATGAATTGAATATCGAGAGACGATTTGCGGGAACTCCCCTTGAAGGATTGTCAGCTGGTGCCGCAATGGTTGAGAACAGTAAGAACTCCAATAAAGTTATCATCGGTAGAGATCCGGATACTGGTCAAGCAACAAGACGATCTGTGAATAAGATTGTTCTTGGTGATGGTGATGCTCAAGCATTCGGTATAACTTCTGGAGCGAATTTAGAAATCCATTGTGGTCTTACTGTTGCTAATCTTGATATGAGAAGTGGATCTCTTCATCTATCTGATAGTCTGTTTAAAGACGAACATATCAGTGTTGTCAAGGGATCAATGCATGGTGGAGAATTAAATTATTATTCTCTCCTATCTCCTGATACAAGATTAAGAATTGGAACCGGAGGAAACACGTTCGATGATGGGATTAGAGTATTCTCTCCTGATGCCGTGTTTAGATTTAGTCCGAACACATACGTAAAGGCTGCACAGGGACTTAGTGGAGGAGAAGGAACTCCGGATGCCCAAGGATTTAACCGTACAAGTCCAAATAGTGGAACATTTACAACCTCTAAATCCGCACTAAGTAAATCTATAGATGATAAAATGTTTGAAGATTGATCTAATAAACTTTAGGAGAAGAAAGTAATGTCCGAAATTTTTTACTGGAAGGGTGGAGACACATATCCATCTAAAACCAATGGTAATGGTCTCGCATCGGGAGTTACCACAAATCAAGATTATGTTTGGAATAATCCTAAGAATTGGTTTGTAGTTTCCCATACTGGTGCAACTCTTACGACTGTTAGTGGGGCATATGCTAGTGCTTCATCTAGGCAGTATGAAAGAGCAACCAGAATTCCCCATGGAAATGACATTGTAAACTTCAAGGCCCTCGGCAGCCAAGCAGGATTTGGACTTTCTGGTGGACCTTGGCCCAAGACCCCATGTCTTGCGGGTGGTTTTGTGACAGTAGGAAATACTAGTGAGTGGTGGGGATCTTACGGAAATACAGCCGAGAGACAAGGAAGATGTAGATCTATTGTTGTGCATCCTTCTTACAGTCAAGGAACTAATGGTTGGGAGTTCGGGAGTATATTATACAGTTACTTGGGTACAATTTCGGTTGATGGAAATACCAACGGGGCCCAGCCTGGGGCGCGTATCATGACAGGACTTTCGCTCGGTGCTGATATCTTTGCAGAAAAAGCCTCGGGTGAGAGGGTAGTCCTCCAAGGAGGTACCTTCGGTGATATGTACTCATTCGGTAAGACCAGGCGAACTTTCAAACAGGTTGACACGGTTAACTTACTACTTGCAGGATCTACTACTTTTGGAGGATCTCCGCAGTATAATTCGAACTCCTTCTCTTTGATCAGCAGTAATGTCTCTAACGCAGTAAGAATTGAGGGTGATCATAGTCCTAATTTAGCAGGTGTAAACTATTCTGACATTAGTATTCAGTTAGATAATAAAGTTAAGAGTCTTGTTGTCTACCCAGAAAATGTTCAGAATTTAAATTTCTACGCCGAAGAAGCGGAAGACGTTATTCTTGCTCCGCAGGGATATGATAACTTCTCTTCCTACCAATTAAAATCTAATTTTAACTCAGATAATGGAATATCGATTGATAATCTAACATTATTGTCTGTTAATCCTTTGACAGGCTCAACTACCGGTGCCGTGGGTGGCGGTTCCAGTGGCCCGTTGAGGCAACCAGAGGTTCAATGGGAGGGCGGAACAATTGGCAATCTACAGATGTCCGCCGGACGAATTAAGATCGCAGCCAATGCGGATGATAGAGCCAACATCATCGGTGGCGCTATATCTGGAACTTCTACACTAAATCTAGATTCTCCAGACCTATTTTCAACTAGTAGAATTGGAACTGGTGGTTGTAGTAGTGATAATGAGGGACTTCTAGTTAAGAGTGAACAGGTAGAGATTAAGTTCAAGTCGGGAACATTGGTTAACAGTGTAACTGGCATCAGTGCCGAATCGGTCTTCTCCTTTGCCGTTGCAGTACCATCGTCTTCAGGTTCGAAGTTCGGTACTTCGCCTTGATAATCACCTAATCGTGAATAAAAAGCCTCCCTTCGGGGAGGCTTTTTTTATTATTGAATAAAGGGGTTGACAAGGACATGATGTATGCTATAATTGTCGTATCGAGTTGAGGAACACACGGGTGCGACTCCGAGACTCGCTTCTAATCAAGCAAGCACCCACCAATTGGAGATTCATTTTTATGAGCAACAACACCCTTACCAAGAAGCGCCGCGTTATCAACTACCTCTCAAGCGGCAAGGGACTCACTCCCGCAGAGGCACGTTCCCGGTTCGGAGTCGCTAACCTCCGAGCCACCATCAGCGATATCCGCTCGATGGTTGAAGCCCACGGTAACTGGGAAATCAGTACCGAGGGTACCGCTAACGGTTCCACTCGTTACTTCATGGAGGATACCCATCCGGGCAATCGCACCTACGGTTTCGATAAGAATGGAAAGCGTTACTCCCTCTGAAATTGAGGAAACTTGGATTGAACAGATCCTCCGGTTCGCCGGGGGATTCTGTTTATCCAGATAAATATCATGAAAGGAGACTTTCATGGGTAAACAACATTCAGCGGGTAAAGGAGATCGACCCAGAAAAGTTGATCTCAAAAAGTATAAAGAAAACTACGAAAAAATTTTCAATAAAACGAAAGTGAGTAATAATAATGGCAGTAAGAATCGTAAGACTAACGACAGGTGAAGAAATTCTTTGTGACTACACGGTGGAGGATACTTCCGCTAATCTTAAGAATCCAACAGTTCTACTACCCATGGAGGGTGGGAAGTTGGCTCTAGTTCCATGGATGCCTTATTCGGATAAGCCGAATGAAACTGTAACCATGTCAACTAATAATGTTATGTTTGATATTCCACCTCTCAAGGATCTGATGAATGAATATAACAAAACAATTGGTACAGGTTTAGTTATTCCTGATGGTCCAATTGGTGATACTCCGGGACTTAAGTTGACCACCTGATTATAAGCGCCTGTAGCTCAGTTGGATAGAGCAACGGACTTCTAATCCGTAGGTCATAGGTTCAAATCCTATCAGGCGTGTTGGAGAAAAAAATGAAAAATGTAGAAATGACATTCCAGTTCGAAGACTCACAGTATGAAATGCTTGAAGACGAAGCGAAGTCTTTAGGTATGACTATAGAAGAATTAATGGCGAATACTTTCTCTGTCATAATGCATGAGATTCAAGATGATGTGCAATACAGAAATGAACATGGTAAGCAACCGCAAGATACTAAAACTGATTGAAACTGCAAAACCAGTTTGTATGAATATACCTAGACAAAAGAGACATTGTTCTCTTATTGTATGTAAGAATGAAATAGTTTCAATTGGGACTAATGTTTTCAAAACACATCCAAAGGCAAAAAGACTAGGATATCGATATGATGAAATGCATTCTGAATTAGATGCATTACTTAAGGCGCCTCAAAGGAAAAATTTACACCTATATAATTTTAGGTTTAATAGGTTTGGAGAAATGAGAATTTCTAGACCATGCATACTTTGTATGCCTTGGTGTATGGCTATATTCGATAGAATCTTTTTTACAACTCCTACAGGAATAGAAAGAATACAATGAATTTTAAAATAGGACAGAAAGTTATTCAAAAAACAGATATGCAAGAAGGCACTGTTATCGAAATTATTGATAACGTTGCAAAAGTTATTTTTTCTGACGGAGAAATAAAGCATATGCATCATACTCTACTTGCAGAAAAACTTGATGGATCGACTGACGACTCCCGAAGTTTTTTGACCGAATAGAGATATGATCAATACATATAACGGCTAGAATGTAATATATTGAAAGGTATTTTATGAGTATCCGAGAGCCAAAAGCAGGAATCAAGTCTACAGAATTTTGGGCAACTATTGGAATTTCTGGTTTACCCATTGCAGATCAATTGGGTATTTTTGATAAAATGCCTGTGACAGAGGGAGGGGAAACTGCTCTATGGATCTCAGCAGGTCTCATAGGAGCAGTTTATGTTTTCACTAGGGCATGGGTCAAGGTAGCAAACGTAAAATACGGAGATCAAAATGAAAAAAGCGTTATCAATACTAACACTCGCAGCAGCAAGTAATCTTTATGCACAGGACGATAACAACTGCGGACCAAAGTTAGTTCCAATGACAACCACCAGAGTTCCTTTTTTTAATGATGAAGGGGAAGAAAGTGGTTATATGATTACAGTGTCGGAAGCTGACACCGAAACTCGTACTATGATTGCTGCTTACGAAACTCCGTATAGCGATTCAATTGGGGCATTTACTATGGATGGTGATATAACATTTACCAATAAATCTCCCGTTACTAGAAGACAAAGGTTTCGGCAGAGTATTCTTTTATCAGAGGGAATCATGCCAATAATTCCTCCAGCATTCTCTGAAGTTTGCTGGGAACCTGATATTCGCAGACTCATTACATATTACGAGCAAGTTGTCCAGCCAGGAGAAACTATTCGGGTTCCAATCTTCTGGGAGATTACAACTCGTCTGGAGGCGCAACTTGCAGATGTCAACGCGGATGGTGTCGTTGATGCGGCAGATCAAGGACTTCTTATGGCAGCATTTGGAACTGATAATCCTCTGTATGATCTCGATCAGAGTGGTGTGGTCGATAGTGCAGATTTAGGAATCCTTCTCAGTCAGTGGTCAGAAACTTCGGATGATGTCATCGAAGATGCAAACGCCGGTGATCCCGATCCAATCGAGCAAATATGGAATCCTGCATGGGAAACATCTGATTATATCATATCAGTTGATATTGAATCGGAACCAATAAGGGGAGGTAATGGACAAGTCCGTATCCCTTTTCCGGATTGGCAGTGGACAGCATAAAGGGTGATATATCTTTAGAGGATGCAAATGGTTCTGCTGGACCTGCCACAATAACAGTTAATCCTTACGGATATCAATCAATTGGTTTAGATAGATTGGTGGAACCTACCAGTAAGTGGATTGTAGAAATGTACCGAGGGGATAATCTTCTTGGTACATTATCATCCGAATCAGAAAATGCATCATCTAGTGGTAGGATTAATTTACCTGACGGGGGCGTCCAGTATGGTAACGCCCTCTTCTGGAGAAAATTAATTCCTACCGATCAAGTTAAGTTAGGCGATAAATGGATAGTTTATGGGTGGAATACTTCTCCCATAATTTCTGACTACCCACCAAGTAGAGAATACATAAAACCATAGGAGAATATAAATGTCAGAAGAATTTGATTTTGGATTCACAGCAGTTGATGAAGATGAATTATCTAATATATTAAAGAATGTTTCTACTGATGTCGAGCCAAGCGAAGATATTCTTGCAATCAAAGAAAAACTAGATTTGATAATGCAAATGAATAGCACATGTGAAGGCGCAAGTGCAGTAAAGCTACAATATGATGAATTAATGAAAGCCAAATTTGATGAAATAGAGGCACTAATAATTCCAGTTCTTCAGAATTTGATGAAAAATCAGTCTAAAGATTATCTTTATTGGCCGGGAAAACAGCGTAAAGCCCAGTGCGAACTACAGTTAGAAAAAACACTCAAAATCACTCGAAGCTGATTGACACAACCAGAATCTGTGGTACAATATGCGTATGAAGAACGAAGCCGGGATGGCGGAATTGGCATACGCATCAGACTTAAAATCTGACGATCTTAATGATCTTGTGGGTTCGAGTCCCACTCTCGGTATTATTGCCACCGTAGCTCAGTTGGCAGAGCAGAGGTTTTGTAAACCTCAGGTCGCAGGTTCGAGTCCTGTTGGTGGCTTCCTTCGGAGGGTAGTGTTTTTCCCCTGTAGCTCAGTTGGTAGAGCGAGCGGCTGTTAACCGCTAGGTCCTTGGTTCGAGTCCAAGTGGGGGAGTGTTTCAGAGTGTAGCACAGCTTGGTAGTGCGTTGCGTTTGGGACGCAAAGGTCGCTGGTTCGAATCCAGTCACTCTGACTTAAGGAGATTATGATGCCAAAGCGTGAATTGGATCAATTTGATTTGGAAGCAGAACGAGAAGCGTCTGCAATTCGTGGCCACCGTGGAATTCCGGAGACTGCTTACGGTAAGGGTATTACCAAGCAGCGAAGGATGCACAAGCGAGGGCAAGAAATTTTGGAAACTAGAATCATCAAGAGAGGACAATGGCTATCATGACAGAAGAATTGATTAGTTCCCGAGAAGATATTTGTTTTATTACAAATAAGATTATAAGCAAAAATGATAAAACAAGATTTACGTTTGAGTTTGATGCTTGGGTATCGGAAGAGGGTCAGAAGATTGTCGAAGCAGAAGCTCGTGGTTCTGATCCCGATCGGGAGTCTCAGATCATCTTTAGTGAGTGGTATGCAATAGATGAAGCAAATGCCGCAAACGATGAATTCCGCCGAGGGTGGCGACCTGTTCGTCGTGGGTGGTCGGAATGAGAGCATTTACTATACTAGAACTTCTGGTATGTGTCGCATTGATTTCTCTTTTGATTTCAATGACTTTATTTTTTCGGTGGGATGATACCAAGAAGGAACTTCAAGACAACCAAGAGATCCAGCAAGCAACAACCGAGTTATGGCTGTTACGCATTGAAGATCCTACTCAACCTGTTTATTGGGTTTGGGAAAACGAAGATGGTGTCATGTGGATGATGTCTCGCAGTGACAACAAGGTGAGGAAGGTAGGACCATGAGCAGTGAAATTCATGACTTTCATGGGCCATATCAGATTCATACACATCCCCAAGGAGATGTCGTGTTTATTAAGAATGGTGGCGTATATTCTTATGACAGCGATAAACTTCGAGAAATTGTCACATCCAAGATTTCGGAATACAATGCCGAATTAATGAAATGGAATCTTCTATTGGACAGAATGAATAATGCATGACGAAGAAGTAGGATTTGCGGCACTCTATATCATGACTACTTGGAATGTTCTTCTAGGCATTTGTATGATTTTTGAGATTATTCCACTTTATTACGGTATGGGACTTGCCTTTATTGGAATGTTTGGTATAATTTATAAGTCTTGGAGAATGCTTATGGGCGATGTTCGCCCTTGGAATCCTCCTAAAAGGATTAATAAGAATGATTTGTCTTGAGTGCGAAATCCAAATTCCAGAAGCCCGTTTAGAAGCAGTCCCCGACGCAGAATATTGTGTCAACTGTACTGATAAAAACTCCGCTCCTGTTATTGCCCGTGTGATCTACAGTCATAAGTGTGATAGCGAACTGTTCATTGCCAAGGGCAAAGAAAACGTTCGCCGGCTTAGTCGTGAATGGTCTAGATCCCGGTGATATCTCCCATAACAACCACCCACAATCTAGTCCAAATTGATCCAACCGAGATTTCTGTTTCTAGAATCTCGGTTGGTCAACTTTTTTCTATGATAAAAGATTTGAGTAAAGCAAAAACACGACCTGCACCGGGAAGAAAATTTTGTTTTGCTATCTGGCATAAAGATTTACTCATAGGTGTTATGGGTTTTTCTAGTCCTGTGATTAATCTTGGTGTCAGAGATGAGCACTTAAACATGCCAAAAAATCCATCCGAAAAAGGAAAGGTTCTTCGGAGTTATGTTGATATGTCAACGTGTGTTGGTCTTCAACCATTATCTTGGCATTGGAACATAGGAAAACTTATCGCTATGTTAGGAGTCTCGTCTGCTGTCTCCTCGTACTATCAACACCAATACCGTGACGATCTTGTGGGTGTTACTACAACGTCTCTGAGCGGACGAGGATCGCAGTACAACCGTCTCTATAAGTTTCTAGGGTATACGAAGGGTTATGGACACGAACATGTCTCAGACGAAGAGTACCAGCGTATGATGCAATGGATGAGAGATAATGATATCGAGATTCCATCCTGCAATTTTGGGGCAGGTAGTAATCCTCGTATGCGTAGAATTGCTGCCTATAATAAGGCGAATGGAATTAAATCTCCTATGAAGCACGGAAAGAAGAGAGGCGTATACTACATGGCTTGTTCTAATGAAAGTGTTGAAAGTATATGTGAAAGATGGTATAATCGCTGGGGTAAATCTAGATATGAACGAACCAAAGATCAAACACCCCCATACTTAAATGGAACTGATTAATGTTAGGTCAATTGTTGGCGATCACCTTAGTATTATCTCAGCAGAATCTTCTAGATGCAATATGTCAAGTAGAGAGTAATTGTAACAGTGATGCCGTTGGTGATAATGGGAATGCAATAGGTCCTTATCAAATTTGGTATGTCTACTGGCAAGATGCTATTGAGCACCGTCCAGAAATTGGAGGATCTTACAATGATTGTGTGAACAAGGAATATTCGGAAAAAATTGTTTCTGCATATTGGGATCGTTACGCTACTAAAAAAAGACTGGGTAGAGTAGTTACCAATCAGGATAGAGCAAGAATTCATAATGGAGGACCAAACGGTTATAAAAAGGTCTCTACATTAAAGTATTGGAGAAAGGTTCAATGGAAACTAGGAACATAATCGATCATTATCACTACTGGAAGCATGAGGCTATCCTTGCCGATCTTGACAATAAGCGACACAATTATTCCGTACTTTGTACTAACTTACATAATGATTTCAATATTTCTACTGTTATTCGTAACGCGAACGCCTTCCTCGCGGAAGAAGTCATCATCTACGGATCAAAGCAGTGGGACCGACGAGGTGCAGTAGGAACGCACAACTATAATCGAATGTCATACTTCAAGGAGGACGAACATGGAAAACTTATGGACAAAATATTTGATTATCATATCGTCTGTATGGATAACATTGAAGGTAGTCGAGACATTGCTACACTTGACTGGCCTAAAGAAAAGCATACATTACTGGTCTTCGGTCAGGAACAAGTCGGAGTCCCCAAGGAATTTATTGAAGTAGCAGACGACATTGCGTATATTCCGCAGTATGGNACCGTNCGTAGTCTGAATGTAGGAACTGCATCAGGAATTGCGATGCATGAATATTGCAGGAATCTTTGCCCCGTGGTGTAATGGTAGCACAGGAGATTTTGGTTCTCCTTGTCCAAGTTCAAATCTTGGCGGGGCAGTTACAGTTTATAAATAAAAGTGAAGTCGCTTCGGGGCTTCACTTTTTCAAGTCTTGCTTTAAGGAGACAAATATGACAGACATTGAAAAGTTTGCCAATACTGTAATTGGTTTTGATCGTATGTTTGATAGGCTACTCGCCTCAACCGAAAATGATATTACGGTTGGAAGTTACCCACCTTACAATTTAATCGAGGATGATGATGATAATTTTCGTCTTGAAATTGCACTTGCAGGTTTCAAGAAGGAAGAGATTACTGTGTCTTTGAAGGAAGGTGTGTTATACGTAGAGGCTTGTCGTGATGCTGTAAATCGTGAGGAGACTAAGTATCGTCATCGCGGAATAGCAGCAAGAGCATTTAAGCGTGCTTGGACACTTGCCGAGTATGTTGAAGCGGGCAAGGTAACTTATGAGGATGGAATTATGACAATTCCACTGATGCGGGTTTTACCCGAGGAAAAGAAACCTAAACTTCTTTGGGGAGAATGAGAAAGGGGGGAGCATGCTCCCCCCTTTTCAATAGCCATAACCGCTGCTAGAAGAGGGCGCAGAGGCAGGCGACGATCTTGGTGTAGAATTAGATGCTGGAGGAGGTGGGGGTGGTGTTGATTGGGAAGTCGCCCTTGGATTCCTTGGGACTATCGGGGTGACTGGATCCGGTACTCTACTTCTTGATCTATAAATTGCCGACTGGGAAAATGTAGAATAGTTACCATGGAAGAATGTTTTATTCTCGACTAATCCATTAGGCATATAGAAAGTTTTCCCCTGTATCTCGTGGGTATGATAACCTTCTGTGGTTTCTCCGTTTCTAACGAGAGAAGGACTNGGACTAGCCTCAATTGCTCCTTCTGCTGTCGTATATAATGGATAGTATCCATCAACTGCAAACGGACCAGTTTTTCTGCCTGTTTCCTGAGCGATAGGTGCGGTAGTTCTCGTTAGGGATATTTCTTGATCTGGTAAAGATGATGGTTCTCTTGCCGAAGTCTCTGTTGTTTTAGAGTTCAGCAATGTAGATTCTACTTTTTCTCTGTAGTGTTCAATATAGATTGATTCCGAAAAATTGTTTTCACTTACACAATCATCATCGAAAAATAAATATTCAACATTGTTTATTTTGTAAAAGTCTTTTATCGTGAATGTTTTTGTATTTAATTGACTATTGAATTTTACTTGGTCGTTTATATTAAGACCCAGAGATAATATAGAATTTTTAGTAGATGATCCTAGTAAATTCTTAACACCGAAAACCTTTAAGTCGCCCCTAATCGAATCGGAAAGTTGTAGTTGAGGAGCACTGGTAAAATATGGGGAGTTGAATAAAGTTACAGTACCAACATCAGGTGCTGAATTTATTTTTGCCTTTATTATTGTTTTATTTAACATCTCTTGAAAAATGTAGGTTCCTGTTATATTAACATCATCAATATATTCTACTGGATTTTCGTAGGAACCATTTGTTACAGTAAATATATCACCACTCTGGGCATATTTAAACTTTAATTTTAAGATATTTACACTAGACTCTTTATAATTTGAATAATCAAAAAATATGTCATTTCCGTTTATAGTTACGGTTGGTTTTGGTATAAGTCTTTCAGTATTTAAAACTATATCTTTGGATTTGTCGAAGAAAACTAATCCATAAAATAAACCTTCGTTCAGTAAATCTAGGCTTATTCTATTGGATTTTGTTTTACTTTTATTGAATCTTCGTGTGTTTAGATTTCTTATCATGATCCGATATAACTTACTGATTGTGTTCCTGATGTTGTTCTGATGTATATTAGATTGAGGTTATTAATTTCAAGGAAAACTGATTCACCGGGATCTAGTGGATATCCATTAATCACGTTTCTACTTAGACTAATGGATCCAACATAGATCACATCACTGTTTGTGGTAGATGCCTTAATGGTGACACCCGACTTGAGACTTGAATTGGATTTCAGTTGGGTTGCACCTGTGGTAGAAGTTACGCTCACTGATGAAGCAACAAAGGAACTGGGTTTAGTTAATTCTGCTACCTTTACACTGTAATATGAATTTGTTAATCTTGTATCCAACGTGCTGATTAGATTGGTATCGGCATCTATATTGTTTAGTGCTTTCAGTATACCATTATCACCGGTGCCAAGTCTATCGATTATGTTATCAGCATTTAGCGTAATACCGCTACTGAAAGTTACTGGTAGTGCAGTTGAAGCCTTAACATCTATCTGACCAGAATTTTCACCCTTAACGATGAGGGGTGTTCCTCCCGATCCGGCAGTATATCCTTGCACTACCAATCCACTTATATTATCCGCAGTAACAGAAACTGTTGCTGAAAGAGTTACATTAGCACTGATACCGGTTCCAACCACATTAACATTTAATGCATCACCGGAACTTCCTAGTGTATCTCCATCTCCTGCGTATAGTCTGGTTAGGACTTTGGTACCTGCGTCAGATCCGAAAACCTTTATGGAATCCGTACCTGCTGCCAATACTCTACCACCATTTATAGTTACTGTTCCGGTTACGCCAACTTCATCTATTGCTGGGGATAGTCGTCTACCTCCAGTTACAACAATTGGATTATATGCTGTTGCTCCTGTACCTCCACCAAATCCAGTTACCCACGCTCCCGTTACACCAGAAACCAAGACTGCATTAATAATTCGTGCATCACCACTAATTGCGAGAGGATATCCTCCAGAAATACCTTCTACGGTACCTGTTATACCAATAGCACCCCCCAGAGTTGTACCTGCAACCATAAGATATTCAATATCTCTGGTCGTTCCCGGAACCAATCTATTGATTATTCGGAATTCTCCGGTTCCTCTGATTGTTCCTGTTATACCTAAAAGCGAACCCGTGAACCCGCTTATGTTAACCGGTAAGGGATTGGTTGCAGATACTCTGGTATTTGCACCCGATGGAGTTCCGTAAGCAATTTTAAATATTTGCAGGTGTGAATTGCTAAACCCGATACCATTAGTACCATAATCGGTTGCAAAATCGGCAGTGTTTCCAAAAACTTCAAAAGTTACGTTATTCGTGGTATCGGGCATCTTGTTCTCCGTTACGGATATATATACTTGACAATGTATTTATATCGATTATAATACCAGTATGATATTAGAAAATGACTTTAAAAACATCTTCAACAAATCTGTTGAAAAAAGGGTTTCAGGAAGAAACTCTACCTATTTAGACGCCGTTATCGAGTCTTGTGAAGAGCATAATATAGAAGTGACCGTTGCGGCAAAATGGATCTCTGCGCCAATCAAAGAGAAACTGATGGTCGAAGGACAAGAGATAAATCTTGTCCCAAAAACCACAAATAAGCTTCCATTGTAGTTTAAATATGGTATAATAAATCAGATGCGGGGAGGTCCCGTATTTTTATGTGCAGGGGAGATCCCTGCGGAAAGGCTCCATACATGGGCAATTTTACACGAATGGACTCACGAGAGTCACTTGAGGCACTCCAGAAGGCTCTGGAACAAACTGACGAAAAGAAGAGTTACAAGGATGATCGATTCTGGCGACCAGAACTCGACAAGTCGGGTAACGGATATGCGGAGATTCGTTTTCTTCCACCAATCGAAGGTGAAGATCTCCCTCTCGCTAAGTTGTACTCACATGGTTTTCAGGGACCTGGTGGTTGGTACATCGAAAACTCCCTGACTACACTCAACAAGAAGGATCCAGTTTCAGAGATGAATAGTCAACTCTGGAACAGCGGACTTGATTCTGATAAGGATCTTGCTCGTACTCGGCGCCGTAAGTTGAATTATATCTCCAACGTTTATATTGTTGCAGATCCGGCAAATCCTCAGAACGAGGGGAAGATTTTTCTCTTCAAGTATGGAAAGAAGATCTTTGACAAGATCCAAGAAGCCATGCATCCTGAGTTTGCAGATGAAGAAGCGATCAATCCCTTCTCCATCACTAACGGAGCAAGCTTCAAGTTGAAGATTCGTCGGGTTGCGGGATTTGTCAATTATGACAAGTCACAATTCGATAGCTCTAGTGATATGTCTGAGGTTGAATTTCCTGACGGTTATGCTCTTACTGAGTTTACCGGTGAATCCAACTTCAAGTCATATGAAGATCTCAAGTCGAGACTTGAGATGGTTCTTGGTGGAAATATGCGAGGAACTGCTGAGAGTACTCCGACAGCGGAGGAGTCCGAAGCTCCAGCAAAGACTTCAAATACTAATATTAAGAGTCAGGTAGATAACGCCGAAGAAGAAGATGCTATGTCATACTTCGAAAAGTTGGCTAACGACTGATTCAGCCGTTCCTGACGCGCCAGTTTGGTAAACTTATGTTGCTATGATGTAAGAATCCGTTGAAACTAGAGCCTCTAGTATTAGTAGGTTTAGATTCAGCAACACTACCAGAAGAAGAAGGGCTTGTGGGTGAAACCATAGGCCCTTTTTCTTTTCTTTTTACTTCTTTCATTCTTTCAGATGCTGCACTACTTTGCTGTGCTACAGATCTTCTCATGACACCCGCAGAGTTGATTAGATCCGTGGAAGTTTTATTTTCAGTTATATTCAACCTACTCTGCGTCGGTGTAATATTTGTCGGTGAATACTGGTTCATGAAACTTAATTCAGAATTTCTGTTTATTTTATTATCAATTTCATTTACGTTTATTTTATTTGTATTATTCGTATTTACTGGATTTTTATTGATTGTGCTTTGATTTACACTATTATTCAATTGTACAGAGGTTGAACTTGATTTGCCGGGGTTTGGGAAAGTATCTCCGGCAATTACTTTACTATTAGTGGGATTAGATTGGGAAACCGGGACTATTTTTTCTGGACTAGCACCATCTCCTGCTAGAACTAAAGACCCACCAGGTCTGGGTGCTATAGAATCGCCTCCATACTCATATGAAACTAGCACGTTATTTTGCTTTTTCTCTATGAAATCCTTCACTTTACTAGTTTCTACTATTTTTTGACCACCCTTAGTTAAAACAGGAACTACTTTACTTTTTTCTAAAATGGTTTTTATGTTATTGGTAAGAAATTCTTTTACTAGAGTATCCTTACCACCAATAACTTTTACTTCACTCTTGTTTATTATGCTTGGCGATGGAGTTGAATTGCTTGCTTTTACTATTGCTTTTGGTCGAGGTCTATAAATTGTATCGGTTTTTTTACTGGCCACTCCACTGTATCGATCTAAATTAACAGAAGGACCTTTTGGTTTTTTCTTAGTTTCTCTCGTTGGGGATATATCTGGCATTTCTCCACTGAACAACGGAGATACTTTCTTATTCTTTAAAGAATTGAAAATATTCTGGTGGGTTTTTCTTTGTTTTCTTTTTCGATTTAGGAGTTTAGATATTTTCATTCATTTCTCTTTGCTTTTGTATTGAATCTTCTTCTTCCAGAAACCCTCGTATCATTGTTACATAAATGTTTCTTTCCCATGGTGCCATAAATTCTATTTCATGGAGGGAATACTTGTAAAAGTGAGTCATTTGAAAACTCAATTTATACAATATCTCTAAGTTTATATAACAGAGGGAAAACCGAAAAAATCAAATATACTTTCTATTGTTATGTCTTGCGTTCCGTTTTTTGATTGATACTTTGTTTCTAATACTATTTTTTTGGAGTTGGTTATATAATCAACCACCTCTTGAAATTGCTTTTTGTTTAAATTTTCAACAAAGTCAAGCAATTCATTTTTTTCTATGGTTGATACGTCAATATCACCATCTTTCGTTTTTACTTTCTTTATGCACTTTGATATGATTTCGTAGTATGACTTCAATTCATCTTCAGTGGATACTTCTATATAAGTTTTCAGTTTTGGTTCTGCCATCTCTATAGCCACATCATCATTTAGTTGTATTGCAGGATTTTGATTTTCGCCTACTACTTTAATATCTTTTTCTAGATTAAAAATAACTTCATATTGGTTCAGTTGAGTATCTTGAACTTTTGCCTCTATAACTTCACCCACAGATTTTGATCTTATCTTTAAAAATAAGTAACATGCATCACAGAAGGACAATTCAGATGCATCTTTAATATCTTCGCAGCAATTTTCTATAATAATTTTCATTGAAATTGCAAGAGCAGATGTGGTTTTTTCCTCTAGTGCCAATAGCAGTATCTTTTCTTCCTTTACAAAAAAAGGACGAAAGTAATGATCATCTTTGCTGTGTGGCAATGTGCATTTATATCTGGGCGCAGTTTTAGTCAAAATATCTGATAACATAGATTCTCCATAATTTTATCATGTTCCATAATCGGTTTCGTATTCTCTGGTATAATCTCGGAATGCAAAATTAATAGTAAATGTCTGTATGCTATTAGTTTCATATTGAGAAAAACCTATTGGTAGTATTTCAGTGGGGAATGCCTCTTTGAACGTTAGTTTATAAACACTATCACCTCTTGCGGATGAATTCGATTTTCTGTCGAACATATAGACTGATACTGTTCCCGTTAGAGATCTATTATACTCTCTAGTAAAACTTGCTCCGTTAAAGTCAATATATGCAGAGTCTCTCCAAGATAAAAATGCATTGAATGCCCCAAAATCATTCATCAGGGGCAAAGTTACCGAAAAATTCGAATATTGTTTTCTTAGGGGAAATGGCTTTTTTAGACCTGTATAGGAAAACTGCTGAGTTTCTGTTCCTATAGAAGGAGATGTAAATTCCAACGCAGGGAAAATTTGTGCCTCTGGTATTAAAAATATAGTATCACCCGTCGTATTTGGTTGCAGGGTAGGAAAAGCGACTGATACTTCAAATCCCCATTTTGGTATAGGCGCAAAATTATTTGTTACCAGAGATCTTAGTGCTTCTATTGGTGATCCGGAATTATTACTTGCATTAGCCATTTTTTTTGTCTCCAAACAATTCTTTTTCTGTTAGGATTACCCAACGCCACCCATTTTTAACGCAAAACGATTTAGCAGATTCCCATTTAGCCTTATTTATCTCATATGTTAAGGATTCTGCAAGAAAATTCTTACTCTTTCTCTTTGGTTTCTTAGGAGGCGCCGTTTGTTTTTTTGGTTTTATTTCTATAAGCAAAGTTTCTACTTCCTTTGAGTTATTTAGCACTTCGATTAAAAAATCAGGATAATACTTATGAACTCTATTATCTTTAGGGGAGATATATGGAATTGATATTTCCTCACTCGCCCATCTCAGCACATTAGAATTATTATCCAACCATTTACAGAATTTTCTTTCCCACAGAGATCTACATACTATGTTAGAAAAATCACCTATATATTTCGATGGGTTTTTGGGTAAAAATTTAGTTTTATAAGGCATAAAAAAATGGCTCTAGGATTTCCACCACAATCAAAGGTATCGACTAATCTATCTTATTTAGGACAGGCATTTGGTTCACCATTTAATACTATGATTGAATGCTATGCGTACACCAACAATAAAACCATCAGGGCATATGGAGGTCAAGATAAATTAGCATCTTTTATTTTGCCCATACCAGTACAATTTCAGAGTCAAATTGTCTCAGAAACGATCGATGCCCGAGCGAAGGAAGGTGGTGTTGCAGCATATTTAAAAGGTTTTGTAGGTGACGGAGGATTTGCTATAGATCAGGAAATCACGCAGAATCAACTTGATCAAATTAGCGAACGGATAATGAATGATATTAATATAGGGGTAACTGGCAGAGATACAAAAC